AGGGCATTAGCCGCCGCCTTTAGTCGCAATGTTGCCTTGTGAATCGCGGTACTGAGTGCCGGGCGCGAGCGCGTCGTACGCTGCTTGGCTGTCAACTGTCGGCATACCGCCGCCGCCCGGGCCGGTCTTGGACGCGCCGACTTGCGGATTGGCGTCGAGATAAGCTTTCTCGCGCAGCATGATCTCTTTGATGGTCTCCAGCGCCGCGCGTTTTTCGCCTGCGGTCGCGAACGGGTCGGTCAGCTTACCGGCCGCTGTTTCGTACAGCTTGACGTCGAGAACGCCTTGCGGGCCTTCGAAGCGCGGCACTTGGATCAGCAAGCCGAAGCCTTGCGGGCCTAGCTTGGCTTGTGCTGCGGCTTCCGGCGTTGTTATGCCGACAGCCCCAAAGCCGCCGTTTATCAAGGCCTGAATCAAGCCGCCTTTCGCCTTGTCCAAGTTGCTGCCCGGCTTCAGAAGCTCGTCAATAATCGGCAGCGCCGTCGTGATCTGTCTGTAGTTGTCGCCGCGCGCCTTCTGCGCGGCTTCGAACCCGCCCGACGGCTTGCCGATGCCTGCAATGGTGATAGACGACGCGCCGGTCGGGTTGACGCGGGGGTCGTTAAGGATGTTCGGGCTGCTATACGTCACGCTGCCGTCGGGGCCGACCGAAGCCAGCGGCCGCAAGGATTGCTCGTTGTTGCTCTCGCGCGCGCGGGCGTCGGCCAGCTTGTCGCCCGGCGTCGGGGTCTTCTGGTACGTTGCTTCAGTGACCGGCGCGGTGCCGACCGGCCCATATGTGGGGGTCGCCGTTACTTCCAGCGAACCTCCAAGGTCGCGCTCCGTACGAGTGACTTCCAGCTTCTGGGCCGGGGTCAGCTGGCTCCGCGCCATAGCTGCTGCGAACGCGTCGTAAGTGTCATAGCCGCCCATCTTAGCCTTGGCCGCTGCGCCCTGCTCTGGCGTCAGCTGCCCGTTGGCAACGCGCTGGTCGATGGCAGATGTGGCCCCAGCGAAATCTTTGTGGCTGAAAAGCTCCGTCAGCATGGATGTGGTCTGCGCGTCAGCGTACGCTAGAGCCTTTATCTTTGCTTCAGCCTGCGCGGTTTGGTAGTCTTGGTAGTTTTTGACCACGACCGGCGCAAGGTTGGGTGCTGCGCGGGAGAGCTTGTTGATGCTTTCCGGGTTGTTGAAGTCAAAGCTGGGGTCTTGCATCAGCTGCGCGAGCGTATTCTGCTCGTTGAGTGCGCGCTGCTTGGACGCCATCTCGGCCATGTTGTTCATGACGGCCGAACGCTGCACAGCAAGCTGCGCGAAATCCGGCATCTTTACCGGCTCGACTCCTAAAGCGATGCGTGCGTCGATAGGCATGGGTTAACCTTTAATTACGGTCCAAAGCCGGGCCTACCGCCGTAAGGGAAAGACCCCCCTGCGGTTGCCCCACCGTACGCCGGGAGCGGCAAGGCTGCGGGGGCCACGGACGGCGAAGCGGTCAAGTTTTTTAGGTAGTTGTTGTAGGTGTTCATTGAGTCTATGCCCATCGCGGAACTAATTCCGCCCGAGATGGCTTGGTTCCAAGCGTTCGCGCCGCCGACGTAGCCCGCCGCGCGGGCGTTACCCGCGCCGATCTGGTTCTCGCTGATCTGGTTGCCCATGTTGCCAAGCGCGCCGCTCAGATAGTTTGTAGCAGCTGAACCGCCCATCAGCGGGTTGAGCGTGGCGTTGCGGCTGGTCTGGTAACGCTGAAACGCGTTGTTGAACTCGTTGCTGGCGTAGTCCTGACCGTACCGCGTAGCTGCCTTCATGGCCGCGCCGGATTGGGTCATGCCGCTAGCCGCCATCTTGCGCTCAAGGGCCTTCATGCCTTCCTCGAACCGGAAGTTGTAGCCGGGGTCCATCTGCGTCATGAAGTTGGCAGGCATGAACCCGCTGGATAGATCGCCGTACGGCCCAGCGCCTGTGTCGCCGCCGATGCCGAGACGCTGCATGAGCGCGGCCTGCTTGGCCAGTTCCGACTGCCGGAAGGGCTCTTGTAGCGCCTGCTGCTCGCGGAATATCTCACGCTGCGTTGCGTTTGCTCTCTCGGTCGCGGCGACCTGCGCTTTGGATGCTTTCTTGGCTGCGCTTGCGCCCATCAAGCCGCTGACAACGTTGCCGCCAATTGCGACTGCTACCCAAGCCATTAGGTAAGCTCCTTTGGTTTGTCGTACGACAGACGCGCGTCAAGCGTTTCGTAGTCGGGAGCGATGATCTCGTTTTCGATCTCGACAAGGTCTGTTTTCTCGGTCAGGTGGATCGTCGTCCAGATGACGTCAGTGATGGCGTGTACGGCGCGCTTGGTCCCGACCTCAGACACGAACGTGTAAGGTGCGTTGAAATATTCGCGGCCGGTCTCGGTAGCCACAAACCCTGAACCCTTGCTGATAATGTTCAGGTGCGCGTGAATGTGTATCTTGCCGACGCACAGCGTACCCGCCGGGACACTGATCTCGCGGGCGTAGACGCCGGGGGCAAAATGGTGCTTGAGCGGGCACTCGATTTGTTCGTACGCTCCAAGCACTTCTTGCAGTTGCAGGATGCTTTCGCGAAACGTGTCGCGGTCAACAACGGTGTCTTGGGTCAAAAGATCAGGCAGATTCATGTGACCTCCCTGCCACTGACGCGAAGCGCGATTGCCAGCGCCGCGCTAGCTGACGCCACAATGGTGCCCCCTGACGCGATCACATGCCCGACGACTTCAGGGCATGTGTAGGTTTCGGCAGGTTGCAGGGTCTTGGTCTGCAATACGAGATTGTTACTCGCTGCCGAAGTACCAGATGCGGGCAGGTAAATGCTGACTGTGGCCGATGTAGTCGAATAGTTCACTACCGTACACTTGTCAATAATCGCCGTCAAGTTGGTGGCGGTGTACTGCGTCGTCGGCGTGGCCGAAACGTTAACCGGCGCGACTAGGTTCTTGACTGTTACGGTCATGGAGGCGTCCCTACAAGGGCCGACAGGGTTAAGCCGCCCGTAGCCAGAATTTCAGTTGTCCCGATAAGCCGAATTTCAAGGTTAAGCACAGCAATTTCTGCGTCTGTACCCGAGCCAAGATACGTCAGTGAGACATCCCACGTACGGGTTGTGCCCAGACTGAGCCAAGACCCTGTGGTGCCCGACGTAAGCGTCCCACCCAAGAGTGTAGCGTACACTTCGTAGTCGGACGAAGCCGCGCCCGGCACGCACCACGGGTTGCCGTTGAACGAATTAAAGCTGTATGTCTGCGTGGTCAAACCCGCGTTGGTCAGCGAGAACTGCGCCTGCGCGAACCCCGGCGCGGGCTGCACATCTTCAATAATGGTATCAGCGTCCAGCGCAATAGACGGCGATGAGCCTGAGCCCCCGGTCGCCGCTACACATGCCAGCATGATGCCCGACATCAGGAGATACCCGCACCCGTAATGACCCACTCGGTCGCTGCTACTTTGCGGCATGTGGCCCAGCCGCGCTGCGCCAGTGTACGCGTGCCGGTGGTAGCCGAGCCTGCAAGGCGCATCGTGTCGGTCGTGATGGCGATGGTCTGGCTGGAGCCGCTGTTGTTGTACACAGAGAAAGTGAACCCGATGGCGAGCGCCAGCGTGGCGTTGGCCGGGATGGTGACGCCCCCGGTCGTGATGTCGATGCAGTGCCCATTCGCGTTGTCTGCCAACACGTACGCGCCGGTGGCAACAATGGGCGGGATTGAGCGATACCCAATGGTGAGGCCGTTGACGGTCGTGCTACCCGCTACAGAGGTTATATCAACGTTAGCCCCCGCAGCGGCTGCGCCGAGTGCGGAGAGCGCCGCAGCTGCCGTGGTCGAGCTTGTGCCGCCGTTGGCAATCGCCACGACGCCGGTGACGTTGGCGGCGTTGCCTGCGAACGAGCCGCCCGTGATCGTAACGCCCGACATAGAGCCGCCCGTGATAGCCACGGCGTTGGCGTTCTGTAGCGACATGGTGCCAGCTGCGGTCACATTGTCGACGGTCCAGATGGTTGTGGCGAGCGAGTTTTGCAGGACAAACTTATAGCCAAGCCCCGCCTGCAAGAAGATGTCGGCTTGGCCGCTGGCGTCCAGCACAATCGGGTTGGGGTTGGGAGTTGTCTCGGCTGCGGTTGTGTATGTCGTACGAAGGTTAGTGGTGCCAGCCTCATACGTGTAGACAAGCCCGCCAGCCAGCGGAGCGCCGTTCTGGTCAGAGAATTGCAGCTTAGGAACCGGGCTGATAGTTGCCATAGGGTCTACCCTGTCAGGTTGTGTACGTTAACGTGTACCGACGGGATTACCGGGTACGGCGCTGCCGCAGCTGTGGACTCAAGCCGCAAAGCGGTGTCGCTCACGGCCCACGCAATCTCGACATAATCGTTAGCTGCCAATGGTACTACATAAATAAACGGCATGCTAGCCACGGACGCCGATGCGGTTATGTGCGCCGTGACGCCCGAACCTGCTAAGTCTGTAGTACCGTTCTTGCGTAGCCAAGCCTTCAGGTTGCCGCCGCCGCCGCCCGTTCGCCCGCACTGTAGTACGGCGCTGACTGCGTAGTATCCCGGTGCCAGCACCGTAATGCGCGATGTCGTCGTACCCAGCACGACGCCTTGCGAGAAGTTCGTTGTGTTGAAAGTGGCCAGATATAGCGTGTTGATGGCGGCGGCGGTTTGGTTTGTGGTGTCGTAAAAACCGCCGATTTTGTTTTGGGCAACGTGCGGCGTGTACGTCGGTGCGGAGAATAGGTCGTTTATTTGCCGCATCGCCACTGACAACTCATCCGACACTGTCGGAGCCGGGTTTAGCTGCACGTCGCCTAGCGAGACGTCGTTGCTACCCGAGCCCGTCAGGGTGAACAGGTTGTTGAGGAACCTGTACCATTCGCGCGACACAAGCAGCGGGTTGCGCTCGTCCAAGAATGGCACTTTGTTGAGGGGTATCTGCGAGATGTTAGGCATTGGTTTTTGTCACATCAAGCCACGCGCCCATCAGGGCGATCTTGACCGGGGCGCTACCCGAGACCTCGTAGACCCGGTCACGCAGGCGCATGGTCATGCCGAGACGCCGAAAAATGACCTCTGAGCCGGTCTCGCCGATGCGGCCGAGCGACGCCCGGTGTTCGTTGGACCACGTATGCCCGCCGTCGTCGGACCAACGCAGCATGATCTTGGGGTTAGCGCCGATGACAGTTTGCGAAGTGACCAGAATAAAATCGCCGCTCTCGGTGATAATGAAGTCGCTTCCTTCGGTCAACAGCAGCGAGTCGAGCGTGTCTTCGGGGTCAATGCCAGCGAGACCCACGCCCACTTCAAAGTCTAGCCTAAGCGAGTGCTGTGCCGTACGATTAAAATCGTTCACGCCCGTAGGAAGCGCGCGCCAAGACCGCAGCCAGCGCGAGCTTACGCCGTCGTCGTCGTACGTCTCGGGGTCCAGATGATAGATACGCCCGTCCTCGTAGTCGCCAACGACCGTCAGGCCGTTGAAGTATGTCTGGCAGCTGGACCTGTGCCGGGTGGGCACGCCTAGCGCCTCGTCCCAGCTTTCGCGTTCGTGCCACGCGTCTGCTGTCTCGTCGTAGCCCCACGTCGCGCCACGGCCGTCGTTGGCCGATGGGAACGTCAATACATAGAACGAGTGGCCGTCTTGCTGGTAGGTGTAGCCTGTTGCGTCGGAAATGTCGCCGTACGATTGAATTTGCCATTCAACAGCGTGGGTAGATACCCGGCGCGCTTGGTAGCCATTAGACTTGTAGACCATGCCCGCGCCGCGCGCGTCAGAGCCCAGCCAGAAGATACCCCCGGTGGTCTTGGCAAGCGTGTAGGTAGCAGCGCAGCCGATCTCGTTGAACGCGCCTTGGATACGCGCGAGCGGGAAGTCAGGCAGGCCCGCGTTGTACCAGACTTCGACTGAGTTGAGCCCCATCAGCCAGACTTCTAGGTTGCTGACGATGACGCCGCGTAGACCGTCTGGCGAGCCCTCGGCGCTTGCGAAGTCAAGCGCGTCAACGTTCGTGCCGTCGTTGAGCGCCGTGACATAAAACAGCTGGCTGTCAGGCACCGTAAAAACAAAAAACCCGTCGATGAACCCGACGCTGTTCGCGCCGGGAAAGTCAGGGTCCGTGATCTGGGCGAAGGTGTTCGTGGCCTGATTGTAGATAAACCCGTCGGGGTCGCAGGCAAAGAAAATCTGGTTGCCGTTGTCGGCGATGGAGACCGGCCCCGAGCCCGTCACCGCACCAAGATACGTCGGCGCGGCCGTCGGTCCCGTGATCATGTAGACGTCGGAGCCCGACACGACGTAGCACTTGGTGCGGTCGCGCGAGTTGGTCCAGACGCCCCGGATGGGGCCGATGCCGATAGTCTGGAGCAGGCGAAGCCCCGGCGTACGCTGGAAATACGCGGTGGTCTTACCAGCGTCCAGCACTTCGGGGAACAGGTTGACAAGCCGGTTGTTCGCGGCGTTGACCGACCGGGCGACGTAGCTCTGTCCAAGGATGGGGCTGGCTAGCATGGGGCCCCTATTGGTTTGTGAAGATGTTGAACCGCGACCCGCGAACGCCAAGCAGCGTCGCCGGAACCGCAAGGACGTCCATCGGGTTGTTGATCCGCTTGAGGTTGCGCTTGCTGACGTCGGCGATCCTGACGACGCGCTCGTTAGGAGCGACGCCAAACTCAGGGGCTAGCTCGCACGCGAGGTTGTACCGGAACGCGCGCAGGTAGCCGGGCGGGAACGACAGGTCGGTTGATAGCAGCGCCGGTTGCGTCAGCGGCTGGACCGACACGATGTTCCACGTCAAAGTCTGCGTGGGTACAGGGTACACGGTCAGCGTCATGTTGGGCATCGTCGGCCGTACCCACAGGACTTGCGGGTAAGAGCTTGTGGTGCCCTTCAGCGCGATGCTGTTGTATTGCTCTTCGTTGACGGGCGTGACGGGGAAGGACAAGCCAGAAGCGTCGACAAAATAGGTCGAGTCGTCGATCTGGATAGGACGCGTGCCAATAAAGTTGCCGGTTGGTCCTATCGTACGACTAACTTGACCTGACGGCCAGCTAAACGTCTGGGTCTGCGTCGTAAAGACCGCCAGACGTTCAATACTCCACGAGTCCAGCATCTGGTTCATTGCGACCAGTGCGTCGTTGGATGTTTCGGCCGACGGCGTCTCGCCTTCGGCCAGCTGGCCGATAAGTCTGAGCGCGCCGTTGATCAGGTCGCTTGCGGCAGTCATTCGGGCGCGGCCGGTTTACGCGCCCGGCGCGGCTTGGGCATTGCGTTTTCGGGCTGCATGCCGTTGGTCTCAGTTACAACGTACGCTAGCGGTTCAGCTTCAGGTTCTGGCTCCATAGCAGGAGCAGCAACAGGATCGGACTCAGGAGTGTCAACAGTATAGCGCGTCCAACCACGGCCCTCATCGTACACTGCCTCTAGCTCAAGCGTGGCAACTTTCGTGCCGTGGACGGGGTGGTGCAGGTAAATTGCAGTCATTTGCTCACCTTTCTAGGGTTGCCAGTATACCCCGCGACGTTGTCGTCGCGGGGCTAGTTACTGAGTTACGACGGCAGAAGCGGCGAAGACCAGATTTGGGTGGATGAGTCACGGAAGAACGTGGCAATGGTGTTTGCGGCCATAGACAAGCCGCCGGTGGTGGCCGTCAAACCGTTAATTGCAGCACCCGCGAACGGGTACACAATCATGATCGCCGCTGCGTTATTCTTGATCGTGATGCGTTGGCCGTCTCGCATCGCCGGAAGAATGACGCCGTTGGCACCGGAGCCGCCGGTGACAGTGCAAAGAAACGAACCGACCGGCACGATACCAGCGTTTGCGTTGGTTGTGCCAGCCGCCGCCACTGTCGTACGAGCGCCTGCGAAGGTAGTGGCTGTGACGGGCATGGGCGTAGTAGCGCCGATGGTCCCGCCGTTGATGACCGCGCCGTCAATCGTCGTCCCGGCAACTAGCGCCGGGTCGGAGAACGCGATCCCTGCTGACTTTTCGTTGGGCATAGAAGCCTCCAAAGGGGTGTGGGCGGCGTTTTAAGCCGCCCACTGTGCGTTAGCCGACGATGTAGAGCGTCCAAGCGCCGACACCCGTCTTACGAGCGCGAAGGTGAGCCCCGGTCGTGACCGGGACGGCTGCGCGGCCGACGATGGTCCAGCCCGTTCCGGCGAGGAACGTGGTGATACCCGACGAAGTGCCGAGGTTGATGTATTCGATGTCGAACGCGGTGTTGACTTTCGGGAGGTTACCCCCGATAGCCGCTTCAAGCTGAGCGACGGTCGGCAGCGTGTAGGACGCGGCCGAAGTTGACGGGTTGCCGATAAGCATACGGCCAAGCAGCTGAGCGGGCGTGAGGGTCGCCGTAGCTGTTGCGGTTTGCGGTTCGCCAAGAACGTCAATGAGGGGCTCGTTGACGTTGCCGTCACCGATCTGATGGCCAGTGCCAATTGTAGGAAGGGGCATAGTAGGTTCTCCTGTTCCTGTTGGCCGTTAGCCGACGAGGCGGGTTGCAAGTTGCGGGCGGATCACACGGTAGCCGTACAGAACGTCGATACGGCAGGGCATGCGGTCGTTGTTGATGTCGTACTGACGTACGACACGCATCGAGATGCCGTTGTAGACCGCGCGAGACGCCATGTCGACACCCTGCGGGAGCAGGAGGTCGGCCGTCGCAAACGTGATCGCGTCCTTGTGGTAGATGAGGTTCTGCGGGATGACCGTGCTGGCGTTGCCGACGAAGGTTACGACGGCGGTGGCAACCGGGAACGCGTCAACAGTGGCCAGCGCGCTGCCCGCCGTGTAGATGGCAGGCGAGATGCTGACGGCCGTGTAGGCACCGCCTGCGGCAGTGTTGGTGGCGAGAACCACGAACTGCTGGAGCGAGCCGGTCGATTCACGCGTCTGCGGGTTCACAGCGTTGACACCTGCGATGGTGAAGACGTCGCCAGCGTTGATGACCTGCGTACCCGTGCCGGTGATGTTGATGGTCGACTGACCCTGCGTCGCGACAGTCGTCGTGACAGTGTGTGCGCCCGTACGCGTGCCGGTCGTGAACTGGCGGATCGACTGCGACATGTTGATTTCTTCGTAGCCGAGGACGCCCGTACCCATCATGCCGGATTTGAACTGTTTGGCGATGGTGTCGGTCGGGTTGAAGAAGCCCTTCATACCTTCAACAAGACCAGCGTTTGCAGCGGGGTTGACCGTTGCGTAGCGCGAGCCCATCGGGGCGGCGGACTCGTTCAGCTTCTGCTGCGCCTGCAAGAGAACAAGCGAGGTCGCCGGGGCCGTACCCGGGGTGCCGACCGTGTTGAAGATTTGCAGGTAGGAGCTAGCAACGTCCGCGTCGATGGACGCGGCCAGCTGCGACATGCGCGGCTGGAGGACACGGTCGGAGAAGTCGTCGAGCGACATCGCCATTTCGGCAGTCGTGAAGTTGACGCCGATGTGCTTCTGCGTGTCCACAGTCAGGGTCGTGAACTGTTCGTTGTCGTCCTGCACTTGCAGGGCGGCACCGTCCGTCACAAGCGCGCGATCCGGCAGGCGGATACGCAGGGTCGAGCCGATCTTGGCTCCGGTGTTGGCGAAGCTGTCATCGTATTGACGATTGACGTTGCGCGTGATGACGAGGTTGTTCTCCAGCACTTGGAGAGCCTTCCTCGTGATCATGTCGATTGTCAGAAGGGAGTTGGCCATAGTCGTGGGGCTCCTTGAGCCTTAGCGGTTGCGTTGAGCCTCCAGCCGCTTCCTCATCCTGTCGTTTTCAGCGTTGATCCACTCTGCATCCGACATGCTCTTGGTTGCACGCGGGTCCGTCGTGTCCACTACTTTTGCTGCCACATTGCGGGCAGCTACAGGCGTGATTGGCGCGGGGGCCGATGAAGTAGTCTTGGCAGGTGGGGTAGATGCCAGCTTGGCTGACAACTTCCCGATTTCACGCGCTTGCTGTACGGCAGAGAGGCGGGCAATTCGAGATGCTTCCGACGGATGAGAACCGAGATGATAAAGTATCTCGGGGCCTAACTCGTCAGCCATGACCGCTTCGGCCATCACCTTGGTTACCGGCACCGCAGGGTTGTACGCGACCTGTTCAAAGTCATCGTACTTGTCGCGGGCCGCTTCGGCGCGGTCCTCATAGCTGTCACGGAGCGCAACGACCTCTTGCTCAGCTTGACGTTTAGCGACTAGTTCAGCGGCCTTTGTTTCCGCCAACGCTTCCGCGTAGGCTACGGCATCTGTAAAGTCGGCGACGTTCGGCGGTACGACCGGGGTCGGTGCCGGGGGCTGTGCTTGAGCGCGTTCTCGTTCCCACTTCCTTGCTTCGCGGGCAAGGCGTTTACCGATTGCTGCGTCAAGCTCTTCCTGTGTGAAGACTTTGGCGCTCGGTTCCACCGGCTTTGCATCTACTTCAGGTGCCGGGGTCGCCGTGACTTCCGGTTCTGGCGCGGGGATAGCCGCTAGGTCTTCAGGAAGCATACAACACCTTTTTAGGGGATAACCGGATGAGACGCATCCGTACGTTAGAAAGTAGGCTACTGCACTTGCAACTCAGTGTCAACTAGCATTTCCAACGCCGCATACTGGCTTTGGCTCGTTCGGCGTTCTCAGACTTAGCAACGACGCCGCCCATGCGCGCGCAGAAGCTAGCCTTGCGGCCAGCTTCCGCTTTGGTCTTAGGGTTAGGCGCGGGCGCTTTAAGGTCGCTTCCGGTCTCGCGGTTATATTTCTCGCGGCCTTTGGCGGTCAGCCCTGCGCCTTGGCTGGCAGGCAGTTTCTCGCCGCGCCCAACCGAAAGAGAAACAGATTTCTTGGCCATCTATTTCTTCTTCGCGGTCTTGGCGCTAGCTTTGAAAGCAGCGGCCGTTGGAGCGCCTTTAGCGCCGGGCTTACGCATCGTTTCGCCGCTTCCAGCGGCAATGCGCTCGCGCTTTTCGTGAATGTTAGCGTACAGACCGGGTTTCTTAGCCATGTCAGTCACCTTTTGTAAAAACTCACCGAGTGAGACGCACCCGTACGTTAGAAAATAGGCATTTAACGGCGTTGATTAAACTTGACTACCGGCAATGTAGGATAGGCTAGCGCCCCCGCTAACTGTAACAGTGCCGGGGCTTATGGCGCGGATGTAGACGTCGAACGTATCGCCCGGCGCTGAAAGAAACTCCCAATTACCTTCCATCATAGCGTCGTTTGAGGGTGAGCCAATGACAAGGGGGCCCCGCAGAAACTCAACTCCGTTTTTGTAAAGTTTAAGCTCGCACGCGGTCACGTTGAGTGCGTAAATGTGGCAGTTTATCCGCTGCACACCCGGATAGGGCGACCACGT